ACTAGATTCGAAACAGCTGTATCTATAATTCCTTCTTCTACATACTTCTGCCAAGTATTCATTTTAACCCCCAAGAGCTGATGCTAATCCTACCAACAATGTATTGATACCACCAATACCTGATGATGCACGAAAAGCCTCTATTAGTTTAGCTTCTGCTAGTGCTTTGATTGGAAGAATTCTCATCCAATCAACAGCAAAGCCAAGTGTGTATGAAATATTCTCATTCGATGAGTAATCGAAAGTCGTTTCACTCACTTCAGTGAGAAAAATATTTTTGAACCAATAAATCTGGATTGGCACACCTGAATCATCTTCTGTCTCAATTATTAAATCTGTAATACGATTGAGTTTTTGAGATCGGTGCACACCACCGTTATTCTTATCTATAATTCGTCTCTGCATCCAGTTAATAAAGTAAGCAATGGTACCTTGTTCATCTTCATCCATTGTTACATTGACACGCAACGGTTCAGTGTCCATGACCGGAAATGATTTTGTTAGTGGTCCATATTTCTGTGCCTCTGCATGAAACTTATACTGTGGAATAGTAATGTTCTTAACATGCCATTGTTTAATAGACGGTTGTGGACCAATTTCATTAAGCATAGCTCTATACTTCTTGGCAAGTTCTGGATTTTGTGGATCAACATATGCTCCAGGTGCGTCATAAAATGAAACCAAAAAACGCCATGGTTTTTGAATAGATTTCAGTGCATCAATTCCGCTATAAAATCCTGCCAGTTCAAGTTGATTAGTTCCTAATGGCATAGTTGTTTACCTCACACTCCGTTGTTAATTTCACGAAAATACTTGTATTTTACACAGTGCTTAACCGCCAGATATCGAAGCTAAACGTAACTGAATATTTTACAGCCTCATTACTTTCATACGACATCGCTACGTCTGCAATAGCAGAAGGGAACACATTGAGAAAATGTACTTTACGGCTTAATAGACTTCCATTATACTTATACATACGAAGATGCATAGGTACCGCAATATCCCGTTTTGTAAGATATGATCCTACTCCAGCAGTTCCAAATAATGAGAAAGCATCAATATTATGAATAGATTCCATCCATGTGTTAAAAAATCTAAAGATACGTTGATCCTCTGTTCCTTCAAAAACTGCTTCGATTTGATTAGAGAATGTTTGACGGCCCGGAAAGATTTGTTTCTGACCTAAGAAATAGGTCTCTACATTTTCAATTGTGCGGCCAGGTATAGAAATAGACCGACATTGTAAAGTTAACTCTTCTCCAATATTTCCACCCACAACACTTTCAGCAAGCGATGGCAATCGGGGAAAAACAAGTTCCCATAACCAATTACGTTGTATATCTGCTTGACGTCGACGACCTTCAATAGTAAAATTTGGCATAATATCTTTACCGTGACGACTCAAAATTAAGACGTCACGCTCCACGTGATATAAAAGTCTTATTTCAATTTTTTAGCCTCTGCAACAATTTCTTTTGCAGCCTGATTGAAAGATTTTATCATCTGGACTTCTAAAATTTCATTAACTTTATAACTAAAATTACCGTCATCACTATCACTATCATAATTAAACATTCGCTCTATAGTAGATACGGTTGTTTCCATAATCGAAGTTTCAGCAAGTGCGTCAATAATCATCATCAATTGTTTCTCGATTTTTTGTGTTGACACTTTATTTAGTGATTCACAAACATAATTTTCAAGAAATTGTTTTGCTTTCATTGTAGTAACATCCTTTTAAAATATTTTTGAGGCAATACAGTTTAGATTATTTATCATCTAAACATTTACAAGTATTTATTATTGAACAAAATGAAGATTAAATTCAGAGAGGAGAAATGAGGGGGTTCCATACCAGAACCCCCTTTATTGCAACGCCTTAATTGTAAGGCTTTTAAGCAACTTGGACCAAAGTCCAAAAATCGTATTCGAAAGTAACTGAGTATTTAACTGATTCGTTGGCGGTGTAATCCATCGATACATCAGCAACAGCAGCTGGCCATGCGTTGTAGAAACGAATTGCTTGTTGCATCAACGAACCATCATACTTGTACATCTTGAGAAATAGATCAGTTGCTTGTCTATCACGCTTTGCAGCAGCTTGTGAAGCACCAGCTGATTCAGCGTCTGGATTAACAGTAAAGATCTGTTCTTTCCAAGCGTACAACCACTTTGCAACGAATTGATCCTCTGACTCTTCATATTGTACTTCAAAAGTATGTGCAAATGTTTCCTTGCCTGGAAACTGTTGTTTCATACCCATGAAGACTGATTCAATCGGTTCATTTGTGCGACCTGGAATAACCGCTGTACGTGCACGAATTACCATTGGTTCTTCATCGTTGTAATCACTCAAGATATCACCAATATTTGGAATTGATACTTCATACATGAAGTTGCGCTGAATATCTCCAATCGCTTTTGCTCTTCCTTCTATTGTGAAATTTGCCATTTTATCCTCCTTAAAAGATTAAGAGTGGGTTGAGTAGACCACTGCACCTCAACCCTCTCTATATTTATCATCTCAAACATCAACGCACGCGAACTTCAGCAAAGCTGACACCAGTTTTGGTGATAACTGTCTGCACATCGATAAATTCGACAGTCTTAGGCGGCTGAACATATATGTCCACATTCAAACGGTTTTGATCAATTACGATTGGCGGATTGTTTGATTCGTCACAAACAACTTCATAAGCAATTAAACCTTCCTGCGACTTGAGGGTTGCGAGGAAACTATCGATGTTACTCCAGATACGCAAACGTGTCTTATCGGTGTTATTCACATCCAACACGTATGGTTGAAGAAGTCTTTCAACAGTCCTCTCGATGAAGAGGAGCACACGACGTACGTTAATACGATCGAGAGCTGACGCCTTCATTTGTGCAGTCTTTTGACCCCACATAACGTGACCAATGCCACGAATGAGCCGAGAAGTATTAATATTTCGTTCGTAAAGCAATCCAATTTCAGTGAAGGTCCAAACCTTATTCTGATCAAGTGATGGAAGAATACCACGTGCCTGACCTGCAGGAGCTTTCCAAACGTTTGCAACGTTATCAGTACGAGCCATAAACTCAGCACCGAAGATGCACTTTGGCAAAAAAACCTTGCGATCATTATATTTATCGTAGAAAAGATCCCAACCAGCGTAGATTGCATTATAAGAAGGAGCTACATAACCATAATCTTCTTTTTGCGTTCCATTGAGAACATCATCGACAGAAACGTCGTATCGACAACCAGCCTGACACACCATAATACAATCCTTACGGAAATTTACAACTTCTTGGTTGACACCTTGCTTGACAAGTGTGTGCCAGTCAGGTACGATGAGAATGCTAACATCTATATTTTCACGGTCTTTGAAGAATGACCAACCAGCGGTTGTTCCAAGACCAGTACCCTGAACAACAGCACCACTAGAAAGCTCACCAACAACAAGTGAAACCGTACGAGTATTACCATCAGCGCTAACAACTGTATCCTGACCTGTAATTACCTTACTAGAACTACTATTTATACGAATGTATATGTATCTTGACACACCGTTGATCTGCTCAATAACGTTCGTTTGTCGACCGTTATTATCAACTCCATTAGTCAATGTTCCAATATATGATTCAAGCGGAATTTGATTTTCAAACCAATTACGACGTCCTGCTTCATCAGCGTATGATGGCCATGATTCTGCAGTCTTCTTTTGAAAAACACTAATCTTGACTGTTTTTGGTGCAATTGCAGTAGAATCTGGAGCACTATCAGATGAAACAAGATCGAAATCATCATAAGCAAAGCGCCACTCACAACCTGATGTGTAACTCTCAACCATAATTGCAATGTTGTTTCCTTCTGTACCTGGTCCAACTGCAGCTACCATAAGTACACCTGGATTAGCACTAATTGTCGTAAATGCAGTATTATCTACATCAGCAATTGTTGTTGCTGTATCAAGCTGTGCTGGCGTTGGATCAGCAGGAATTGATTCAGCAGTAACTGCACCACCAGATGTTTGGAATACAGCATTAGCAAAAGCATCGCCATCGTTTGCTACACGTAAAACGTAAAGATCGTCAGATTCTTTAAGAAACTCGAGCGAAGCATATGCACCATATCCGTATTCTGGAATAGATTCCATCTTTGCAGCATCAGATCCGATACCGTCAAGGGTAGTTTCATTAGTTCCGCTTGTAAAAACTGGTTCACCGAATGTTTCAATAAAGCTCTTATCGTTAGTTACTCTTTTCAGTCTGTTAATAGGACCTTTCGGAGCTCGAATAACGATTCCACCTGTTGAAGTACCAGCTGGAACAGCGATTTCCGAGATATCGATCTCTCGCATGTATACACCCGGAGTTTTGTATACTTTTGGCATCCTAACCTCCTATAGATGATATTCTTTCATTATCATCTGTATTTATGTTTTAGTTGCATTCATTGTATAAGGACAAGTGGTATTAGCTCTGGTTCTCCTCTACAAACCTTCTAAAACGGCCCACCTGACCATTCAATGGAACAGTTTCATGTTGTCCTGATTTCGAACTAAAAGTGAGTTCTGTGACCCACACTTCACGGCCAAATAACATGAATTCATCAAATGCAAATGGACATTTTTCCTTTGTCCCCTTTCGTAAATATGCAATAGTACAATGTGGTTTATATTCTGGGAATGAGTTTGTATACTCAAGCTCCTCCCTCATTAAACTATTTATCTTATGTAGGTAAGGCGATACTATATCAAACTTCATAACGTCATAATCCGCCTGTTCAAAGTAAGATACGTGACCAAATTGCAAATTGAATGGCCGCAAACGATACTTTTCAACAACCTGTTTTACACCTTCGGCTGTCGATGCATGAATACCATACAATACAGTACAATGAATCTCATTTTCGAGCCCATACGACTTATCGTTATCTGGATCATATATTAATGACTTTGGAATTTGATGTGAATAACGTATTACTTCACGGGCGATGTGAATTGGTATATCAATCTGCACCGATGAATACGAATAGGTTGCTCCCATCTTCTCATACAAATCAATAAATTTACCCATATTTAAAATCCTTCCTCTTGAAAAAAGATTGGTTCTTCGTTGTAATCGTCAAATTCTTCTTCTTCGTTCATTATGGCTGCCGGCAGCGACTCTTTTTCTTCTTCGGTCAATTTAAACTGATCTTCAATCTCCACACATTTTTTAGTGCGTTTACCAGTGTAAAATGGTGTACGAAGAAACCACAAGCCCCAGTTAAGAGATGTTACTGTATCATCGTGTCCATCTTTTGTTTCGCATGCGAATATGTTTAATTTGTGTTCAATATAACGACTGAACTCATATAATGTAGTTTGATCGTGAATCTTGCACCAACCCTCTTCTATATATCTTTTAGTATTTAAGTTTGCTGCCAGCTTAGATTTCTTATTTGCATTAACACCTAAACCTTTTCGCTCACAGTTCACAATACGATCACATTCATATTCATACCACATTGTATTGAGCAAACCTTCACCACATCCGTTATTTTCAATCATCATCTCTGCTTCGTTATAGAAATCAGAAACGGAAATGCAAACTTGTGAAAAGGCATGAGTGTCAATTTCATTATTACGATAGATGGCAACTTGTTCTACATCTTTTTCACTACGTATGCGAAGTACTTGAATAACAGAGTAATCACGACGAGTGCCCTTGCCTGGATCAATACCAAGCACATATTCTGCGGCTGGAGCGGGCGGTTCAAAAATTTGAAGAGCGCCATTCCATTTCAACATGGTTGGTGACTGTACGTCTATACGTTCAAGAACATCAGGGTCTATGAGAGTGTTTGAGCTACCAAGGAAGCGAGCTCCATATTCTTGATTAAATTCAACAATGCCTCCCTGTAAATTAGCAATTGTTTCTTGTTTCCAGTTTTCATCACGACCTTCAACTTCCCAATAATTAATTTTAATCGGAAAATAACCACTATCTCCTCGTGCGGCCTTAGTCCACATACGGTAAAAGTGATTCATGCCATTTGGTGTTTGGTGACCAACTACTCCGTTGTATAGCACAGAATGACACCACGGATCATTTTCATTGTGTGGTAAAGACACATCTACAACTTCAGCACGTGATGATTGAATGGCAGTGATTGGTACCCACCATAAATCATCTTGAGTAAATTGCATCAAACATTGTACGTCTTTATTGTTAATGTGTGTAAAAACTTCTCGGTGTTTGAGCATGGTTGTGCGGTTAAAGTGTAATGAACAATGATAATTTCCTTGAAAAATACCAGTTTCAACAATTTGTTTATATGCATCTCGGTCAAATTTCTTCACATTACGTAAACGTTGTTTAGAAAATGGTATTACATCTGCTCTATTTCGCTTAAACGATAAACCAACACAAGACTGGTTGCTTTGTTTACGTTCAAACCGAAAACCAACCAAATGATAAAACAGCGCTGCTTGTTGTCCGTGCATTGTTAAACGGTAACTATGTGATTTTCGTTTTACTAAATGTGTTGGTTTAACTTCTCGACTGTGCAAGGTTGTAACAACACCTAAATTTAACAAAAGAAATCGAATTTGTTCAACCATTCTTTTAGAACTTAAATTGATCCCGACTCTACCTTGATATGATGAAGAATAACCATCACCATCAAAAAGTCCTTGTAACATAGCAACTATATTTTTCTTCGACATCTGCATCAAATGTGCTGGTATAATTTTTTGCGGAGCTTTCAATGAAAGATCGAAACCAAGTGCTTGTAACCACTGTAGAAGATATTTGGAAGAAATTGTATGTCGTAGACCATCAGAATAATATTTGAATTCTAACTGATCAAATAGTGATAATATATCTTTTGTATCACTACAAGTAATGGTAACTGAACCACCAATCAATTCACCGGTTTTTTTCGAAAAACGACGATGTGTACTTCCTTCAGCTAAAAATAAACCTAAAAAATAAGCCAAATCTGGCGTAATTTGTTGTAAATGCAAATCATATTTGAGTTTTTTTTGTACTTTAGGTTTGAATTCAACTATGTCTCTTTGACCCCAACAATTTTGTCCTACCTTTACAGCTAAAAAATCACCCTTCTTCAAATCTCTTGTACAACGCCATCCATATACACCACCAACGCATGACCACCACTCGTGCGGCATTGTACTTTCAACTATCATTAAAGGTGTGGTAATTTGCCGTGTTTCTTGTTCGCCATTATTCACAACAATTGTACTCGTGTGTGATCCTTTGAAACCTTCAACATTATAAGCTGTTGTATACTGTGCAGCAACGTTGTTGTGATCTTCGATCAAAGTACCTATTTCTTGCGGTCCTTTGTCAGTTAACAACAGTGTATCTTTTGGCACACATGAAACGATGATGACTTTTGATTTTTTACCACTTGAAATGGTGGGGTAAACTGAGCTAAAGAACTCAGATGCAATGTTATCAGGAACGAAAGCAAATTCATCCAACATCAGCAGTGATATAGAATATGAACGAATGGCGTTTGAAGAGGTGCTACTTGCAACAACACATACGCCATTTTCAAAATTTACTTCACCCTTATTCCATCCGCCTTCTACAACACCCTGCTGTAACCACATTGGCAACTGCATATAAGAATCTTTGAACTCCTTCATCAACTTGTGAGCAGTCTTCTCTTTGTTAGCAAGGATAGCGGCGGTTTTATCGCGATTGAATAGTACAAAATGCAATAGAATAATACGACATACCACAGATTTACCAATCTGCCGTGATGCCAATACTATTGCATGTTGTTTGTGGGGAATATAATCATCAGGACGCTGTGGAGGATCGGCCATGGCAGCCAACATCTTCTTTTGATAATCACGTAATTCAATAACATGCTTACCATTATCAATTTCAACGACGTAAAAATACTTCTCTGCAAAATAAAAAATATCTTCAGCACATCGAAGCCATTCTTTCTTCATCTCATCAGTATATTCAATCTTTTCCGTTGCAGAACGAAGGAGTGGGTTACTTTGATACATCCTTATTCTCCTTCAGGTGGATTATCGGCCATGATGTTAAACTCTGGAACAATCCTATCAATTTCTCTTTCACTTCTAACCTTGTCAAGCCAGTCGAGTAGATCTTTACCATTCATTTCAACATTAACATTAGTTTGTGGTTTGCCGGCAGATGGGTTCTTGAAAATTTCCATATCAGCAATCATCTTATTGAGTTCACGGAGTTCTTTGAGTTGGGCAGTAACAGCATTAGTGAGTGCGGCAAAGACCTCATACTTTCTTGCTTCAGTTCCTACTTTAATATCTTGGTCTAATCGTTCGAGTACACTTAGCGTTGATTGAATTAGTAGTTTGATTTCAGTAAGTAAATATTCTTGGTCTATGAGTGCTAATTCATTTTTTTCAGTAACATTCTTTTGTAGTTGCTGTTTGATTTCTTCACGTCTTTGATCAATTGTTTGTAATTGGTCTACTGCCGCACTTGTATCTTCTACAAATGTAGTTTGTAACTTCGCACTAATTTTATCAAACGATGGATTACTATTTCCACCCATATCAACTCCTTTGTTTATATTTCGTCACGGGCCATTTCAATATGAGCCGCTTCTTCCTCAATTGATCCATACAGGTCATCAATCTTTTGTAGAATTGGCTGAAGCCAATTCTTACCTATAATAGAATGATTCTCACGTGAGTCGGCTCGCTTGAGTTTATTCTGCATACGGTCAATATATTCCAAACAAACTTCCAGATTATCCTGGGCAGTCTTTAAGGCACGTGCTTCATCTTCTTTGATAAATTGTTGCAATCTTGTTACTTTATCCATTTTTCCTCCAAGTATTTAGTTGCTTCTTTTGACATATTAACTATCGCCAGTTAAGGTTTTAGTACGAGTCCAATAGACATCTGAATGTGTATTATAACCACTAACATCCCAACCGCTTGTTGGTATAGCATCCTGTGCTGAGAAACCTTCAGTAGTATATAGTGATTGAGCGACATTGAGCGGTCCAACTGCTGAAAAATCATTTGGTCCAGCACTTGTATCAATATTTGCAATGTACTGAAATTGTTGAGTGAAATACTGCGTATCAATACGCTGCACGAGTCTGCCAATAGCAACTGGTTTGTATGTCCAACCTTCTACACGAAAATCAAGAGTTGCATTAACCTGTCGCATCTGTTCTTCACCAAGCTCTGTTTGAAAGTCTAAATTCACACCTTCAAGTGCAACTGGCAAATCACGTTCTACGTTAAGGAAATTGAACTCCCTCACACGTAAATAATTTTTTGGCGTAAAGTATGGTAATATGTTCTGGAGAATCTGTGACAGATCCTCCATTGATTCTGTACGAATATTCAAAGTGAAGCTGTAATCATATGGTGCTGGTTCGAAATCTGTTTTGAGAGAATTTACATCAGTAAGATCCAATGCATCGTCAAGCCAAAATCGCTCCTCATTAAGAGATTTTGCTCGGTCAGATGCAAAAGCTACATTCATCATATTCATACCCATCCGAGGCATCGTCATATAATAATTATAGAGTGGATCTTCAGCCTGCTTCATCTTTTCAAGTATTGTATGTTGTGGTTTATCCACCAAACCAAAGATAAGAGGAACTTTAATAACCTTCCTAATGTCCGTAGCGTGTGCAGCTAACCACACATCAGCACCACTTGTTGTTTGATAACGATCATAACTTCCAAGTGGATTGTAGTAATCGGGGTTAATATATCGCTCAACATACATATCATTAAACATATCAAGTAAAGCGACCGTTACGCCCCATATAGTTCTTGGGTTGTAAAAATTTTTCATAATTACCTAATTTTTACATTTGACCAATTAACTGCATTATCTGAACAACAGCAGTAATTGGACAAGCATTGTTTCGTACAATATCACCAATACGTGCTTCATACACACCCAAATTACCTTGCATTTCTTTAAGTGAAATACCAGTTTCTTCATCATTCAAATAAACTGCAAATTCATTTGATCCTATTGCAATGCGTTCAAATGACACATATTGATCATCAACTTCATATTCTCTCAATTTTTCAATTTCTATGATTTGATAATCACGAAAAGTATGTTCACCTGCACGCATCTTCCACGTACGTGTTTCTTTAAGATAATGATCAACATGTTCGTTAATGCTCATTAGTCCTCCTCATACTCAACACATGAATAAGTTGTTTTTAGATCTTCTTTTAAAGTACCTATATTTTTCTTACTGCGAATGTTGGTATATTTAGCCACTCTATTATACAGAGAAGTATTATCATCTTTATCCATAAATTGCAATTCACAAATCATTCGTCGCGTCTCTTTTAAGATAACACGCACTCTCAAAGAATTTATAGGTATAATTTCATATGTTTCATCAAAATAACATTTTAATTCTGTTTCTACTAACTTATCAATAAATTCCATATCACAACACCCTTGTTCTTTATAATGAATACAAATTAACTTTATTCATTACTCTATACAAAATTAAAGCTTTTTATAATTTCACCCAATCATAAAATCAATTGGATTTGATTGACCCTTAATTTCAATCATCACTGCTTCTTCCTCTTCCTTGCCTTCCTGAATCAAACGCTCACCTTGCGCCGTGCCACCACCTGGCATCGTAACACTATACTTAGCTATATGTTGGCCCCATA